CTACAAACCCGTAGAACAGAATTAACTGTACAAACACTTCATTGCCAATTGTAAATTAATACAAACCTCTAGTGAAAACATCTAGTAAATGGCAGATAATCAACAACAACCATGGAGACCACGTGGCCGAGGCAATCAAGCTCGAGGTCGAGGAAATCGTGGAGGTAACTGGAACCGCGGTTCTAATCAAAGGGACCAAGGTAGCAACCCAGTACCTGATACTCAGGAAGCACCTCAGACTCTAGAGGTGTTTGGAGAGAATCTCCCTCTCGCTGAGATCTATGAACGTCTTGGTGAGCTACAAAAGCTCAAACAGGAAAAGGAAAAGGAAAAGGTCAAGAAGGATACTAGGATCTTGATACACACCACTTTCGCAATCCCTGACACTTTATTGAAAGGGTTGGAGGCATTGTACCCAAATCATCGCTTCGTTTGTGACAAACCTTATGCTCCACAGCATGATCACCCATATGTCGCCATTGAGCGACAAATAGCTGAAGAGAGCATGTTGCATCGCTTGAGCTCAAAGAACGTACTCAGTGTTTATGGCAACCCAGGTAGAATGAAGAAATTGAAGCATGAAAATGTTTGGTGTTGTATCCCAGTTGATGAACCTATTGATTGTATTAGCAGGTTCTGGGCAGACAATGTCAAAGACGCCAAGTTTTGTGAGCATAACAAGTTCAAATGCTCATGCATTAACCCTGACGCTTTCATTTGCATGTATAGGGCTCAAGAATGGACACCTGATGATGTCATACAAATGCTGGATAGGACAACCGATAAGGTTGGCATCATTGCTATTCGACACTTCTCAGACTTAGTGGGCTCACTCTGTAGAGGAGAGATAACATACACCAGAGATGAGTCTACTGTAAAAATGAGTGTAGCAGGTGATACCAAAACCTATGAGTTAGCTGATGGTGCATTTTGGTTCATGACAAATTATTACGATTCTGGGCAGAGCGCTTTCGCGTGGGAGCAGATTGACAGATTTGGTGATACCAGAGTGATACTTGTGAAGAAAGCCAAGGTCGGTTTGAAGGCCACTGCACAACCACCTATCATGGGACTACTTCAGTCAATTCACAAACCCGAGTTCTTTGGGCAGTTGAGTTATGATTTAAGAGGCAATCTTGCTAAGGACCCTGCATTGCATACAGTCATAAGCACCCTCAATCTTGAACAAGCTAAAGCTTTTAGCATTTACAACTGGATACTGTTCCATTATCAGACCACTGATAAGAAGATCTATGTACCTAAAGGCGTGGTCGATGAAGTGAGGCTATTTGTGGGCTTAAGGCCACGTGATAGTTCTCTATTCGCATCAGCAGCTGAGAAAGCTAAGAAATCTTGTATTAGATTTAACATCCCAGCTGAAATGATACCTGAGTCAGCAACAGCATGTGCAATCTTAGGTTTCTTTACAGATGTTGATACTGAAAAGCAGCTATTGATGCCTGCCCTATACGACCAGACACCTATTCGAGACCTGAATTCCTTGTTGACATTCCTCCCTAAATGGTACTTTCCCACAAAGACCATAGCTAAAGCTGCACTTCACTTGATCCCTATTGTGGCGCTATTGATAACCATAGCCGTCACTTATTGGCAAAAACGTAACCTTAAGAAGCAGATTGATCACTCTAAGACCCTACTCACAACGGCAACCAAATCAGACGCAATTAGCGCGATTGGCGGTTTGTTGGAGGGCCTGCGATCTCTACTTCCTTGGCTCAAGAGTCAGTATATGAATTGGATCAGCATTGGGACCAGACATGTTCTCAGATGGGCAAGTTATTCGTTCAGAATCAACACTAAAGCCTGCTTGTTGCATGCGCCTATTACGCGACAGGATGTATGCATGGATGGACACCCACTGCCAAAAATGCACCCAACAGCTAAGGTTAGGCTACCACTGGGTTATGCAGATTGTCAACCAAAACATGGAACCACTCAGTTTGGATTTGGAACCAACATTAGGATACCCGTAGTTGCCAGGAGCTGCGCGCACAACGAGCTCGTTGCAGTCGTAGCTAGAGGCTGCTTAGATAGACCGGTACCTCAACCAGGAGTCTGGGAGGAAATGGTTACAGTACTGCAGGAGATCCTACCACCAACAGAGAGCCGATACTACCGAAATGGCAGGTTACATGCACCACTTTTCAACACCTGGGTTGCGAGG